TGTTCATAAGACCAGCGCCAATGATGGGCATGGCCTTTGTGAAATTGCTGAAATTCAATCCAGCAAGAGTCTTAATTATTCCGCTAATCAATTGCTGAGACATTTTGTTAACGATCGTCATTAACGGTCCTAACGCAGTAGTAATCTTATCGATTACCGGCGATATACCATTAAAGAGATCTCTAAACTGCGTAAGCTCTGGCGAAATAAAGGCAGCGCCAAGCCTCGACATAGCTGCATGCATGTTGGCTAATGCACCACTAAAGGTTTTGTTAGCTTCAGTTGCATGCGCACCAAAAGACTTATCCATAGCCGCAGCGAAAGTTTTAAAATCAATATCGCCATCTTTGGCCATCTCATGAACTTGTGCTTCTGTCTTGCCCATGACTTTACCGAAGGCAGCAGCGGCATTAAGTCCTCTTGTAGCAAATTGCATAAAGTCCTGATTAGTAACTTTATTCGAACCAGCTGATCCAGCAAATATCTGAGCCATTTCGCTGAATGAGCTACCAGTCATAGCCGCTGTACCAGCAACGCCACGTAGGGCGCCAGTCATTTCGTCCCCGACTTTAATACCAGATGCTCCGAATTGGGCAGCCGCTTTAGCTGCGTCATCTAGCCCATACGCAGTTCCCTTAACGGCCTTTAAAGCGCTGTCCATTCCTTTTTGAACATCTATCCCAAGACCTTGAAACATGAACTTAGCTTGCTCAATGTTTTTAGCTCTTGCCGTGCCACCACTAATTATTGGGCCAAGAATATCCCCGCCAAGTTTCTTAGCAATACCAAGTGCGCCTTGAGTAATGCTTTGAATAACGCTAAACGCAACAGCCCCTAAAGCAGTAAATTTATGGCTAATGTTTTCAACGTTTGAAGATATACCAGAAAGATCAATTTTACCAGCAGATTTAGATAATTCACTCAAACCTTTTGAGCCGTCTTTAAACTGTAATGCTTTATCTAATTTTCCAAGCGACGCTATCGTTTCATTGATATTGGCTTCAAATGATTTGTTGTCAAAGGTCATCTTGACAACACGTTCTTCTACACTAGCCATTAGTCACCTGCCTCCAAACGTCGTTAACTATTGCGTCGAATACAGGTCTCATTGCTGGGTTAACAAAGTCTCTTCCAGGCACATATCCACCAGTTCCAGTTCCATGCCCATATTGAAGAAGTATTACAATGTTATAGCCACCTTCTATATCACTATTAAACCATTCTATTGTATATCCTTCATTATCGTGCTTAATATCATATCCCCAAGAACTTGCCGCCCTACCAGTATCTTTAGGTGTAGCACTTGAAAGAGAATCTACGCCTCGCCGTCCACCAGCGTTTAATCCACTAAATATCTTATCTGACTTTATGTATTCAAGAAACTTAATGGTATCTTTAAAATCGCTGTTGGACATGGCTTACCTCAGATCGCAATCATGTAAGTGACTACCACAAAGGGTTGCATAATGTTATGCTTTGTTCCACTGCCATTATTCGCAATTGAAGCTTTAGAGCTAGGAACGGTATGCGTATGGCTAACGCTAGCGGAAGCAGTAGCAGTCGCCGGACCCGATACCTTTGGAGTAGCTCCACCTGGATTCATGCCGTAAGTACCTGCGACTATAGCATATCCGCTGGAGCCTGCTGGAGAGCCATGGCTATGGGCGATTGCATGAGCGCCAGTGGCTGGGTGAGTATGGCCATTATCGACATGGTTATGAGCGCCATTTTCAGCAGCAGTCATGACGTGTCCTTCTTCTCCACCTTTTGCAGCTAAAACTCGAGCAGTCAATCCAGATCCAGTTCCAGGAGCGATAGGTACTCGACCTCGAAAATCCGGAAGATTGAAAGTGGTAGAACCATCACCAGTACCCCAAGTAGTGCCAATCGCAGCAAATAAAAGCGCATACGTAGTCCGTGATACTGCAAGACCATCACATGCCAACCACCCAGCAGGTACGGTTACCGCACCAAACATTCGAATCTCTCCAGGTATAGCCCCTGGTGGTCCTTCTGGTCCTACTGGGCCTTGAGGCCCTATAGGGCCTGGAACTGCTGATGGTGGTCCTTCTGGTCCTACCGGACCTGGTACTCCTCGAACACTACCCGCATCAATTTCTGTACCATCTCGCTGAACAAGAATGAGGTTATCGCCTTGAATTTCACCATCAACAACGGTCGAATTCTCAATTACAAGCATTCGTGCAGCAGTAAATCCGGTTATTGTCGCCATGTGTTGTTAATATCCTCCTCATTCTTATCACTGCTACTGATCTCATAAGTGTCTGGATCCAAATATACTGCAGTATCCGCCGTAATTTCGAAAGTTGTCTCATCAAGCATAATAATTTCACCTTCACGAGCAGAATCAGCAGACCATGTTCCATCCCCATGATCAGTAATAATAAGACGATCCCATTTCCTGATAAAAGTACCAAGACCTTTTAACCCAGGAAGATAAGCATCACTGTCTTCATCTCCATAAATAATACCTTTAATGTCTTCAAGTAGCCATGGGTCCATCTTAGTACTATCAAATATAATGTGAACAGTAGCTCTATTATTTTCCATTTCTTCTGGAATTCCCGTAATCGCCCATTCAAACTCCATTGGCTGTAAATCCGCCGATATGGTTTGAAATGATCTTTGAGATGGAACAGCAGTTAAATTGTACAAAACGTGGATTTTGTATCCATGGTTTATACCGTCAATGTCGTTTCCAATTTTAGTTTGATACGATAAACTAAATCTGTATGCCGGTTGAGAAGTAATGAAGAACCCAGCTTGTTCTTCTCCAACTCCCTCGTATGGAAGAAACTCATCTGGATAAGTAAATGCTCGTAAAATAGCTGAGAAATCCCCAATTGTTACAATGTCATTAATTTTCATTCCATCGAAATAAACAGCTTGCACTGAACTTGAAACACCCTCATCAAGAGAAGTAAGACCGTTCCAAGGAACCCCATAACCATCTGAATCATAAAAAACGCCATTACTAATGGCTGTTTCATAATATCGTTGACCGGTTTCGTCCCAGACAAGTACGGCCATTTACCCTCCAATCAACCACTTGTATTGAACTGTGCTTTTCGCTGTTCATTTAGCTCACGATTTCTTTGAACGATCTCATTTCTAGACATCTTCTTTGGCTTTTCACTTTTAATGTTACAAATGCGAATCAATGCAAATAATCGATTAAGATGCCAACGTTCGCATTCAAACGGAATATTAAAAGCAACCATCCAATAATAAATTAGTTCAGAAGTAATCGTTTCGCCTCTTCCACGACGCTCTGGCATTTTCCCAAAAGTTGTGGCCGATTCTTTAGAATCAATGTAAGCGTTAATTTCTTCTAAATTTTTATGATTAAATCTTCGAGCAATGCCCCCGGGGAAATTTGGGGTTAAAATCATTGCCTCTATATAAGAAAAAATTTCTTCAGGTGTCTTTGTACTTTGCGTCAAAAAAGGAACTTGATGTTTTGACTCCCATTTTGACAGTGAGATTAGAGAATGCTCTAACTCTAATTCGATGTCTCCAACAGTTTCAAATGTCTCTGTCTCTTCATCATAGAATTCTGTTCCAACAATAATAAGTTTGAGCATCCTCCAATCCCCCATCAATAAAATTAAGCAGCTGGCCCAGCAACCCAACTAGTTCCATCCCAACTAGCTTGACCAGGAACCCCAGATGTACCAGTTTGAACATACTCACCAGTAGCCCAGGCTGCGGAAGGAGTAGCCGTAACACCAGCCCCCTGTAGGGCTATGAATGATCCAGGAGGAGTACTCCCATCTGGAGTCCAAGTACCAGGAGCGCCTGCAGTAGCCCCGGTTGCGGCAACAGACCCGCCTGAACCGCCTCCAAACATTGCGATTACAGCATCTGGTAGAGGAAGCGTTGCCTCACTAGTAGTATCTCCATACAAAGCTGCTTCAAGAGAAGCAAGACCGGCTTCCTCCACTTCAGATGAGTCAATGACAATAAGAGAAGTTGGATTAAATCCACTCACAAGCACTGGAGTAGTTGAAATTGTCCAACTGAAGGCAATAGCTTCTGGAGAGTCATTTATAGTATTATAAGCCTTTTCTGATGGAGTAGCAATACATCCATAGACGAGATGAAGCTTATAACCATAACTATCACCCAAAAGATCATTACCAACCTTTGTTCGATATGAAAGCCCAAACGTCTTTCTTGGCTGTTGACCAACGAACAAACCAGGTACAGGAACTCCAAGACCATCGAATTCAGCGAATTCTGCCGGATAAGTGAACGCATCAATAGTTCCACCGAATTGCTCAACAGAAATAAGGTTCAGGTACTTAATGTTGTCAGCATACTGAGCATTGGGCTCAGCACCGCTTGGTGTTTCCGTAACAGTAGTAAGTCCGTTCCAAGCTACGCCTTTAGCATAGACTCCGGCTTCATCTGGAACATAAAGGACTCCGTGATCAACGCCAGTTTCGTAATAACGCTCACCGACAAGATCCCAAACAAGTGCGGGCATAGTGCTTCTCCTTAGAAGAACAGTTTGTAAACATCGTGATTTAAATTATCGGCAGTATAGAATCGATCGTATACGCACATTGGTAATTCTGCGATTTTATCGCCAATACCACCATCAGGATCTCTATCGATAACTGTAACCAAATAACGTTTTCTACGTTTATATGGTCCGTTATTAGCATGGTTTACCATTTCATAATCACGATGATAAACGATACATGGATATTCCATTTTTATTGAAGGTGGGGGTTGAAAATATACGTTATCAATCTCAGCAGTACTAGCCAACAGAGCTTGGAGTTGTAGGCGTTGGCCCATTATAGACACTCCCTAGATTCATGATGAGACGAGGGCTCCTTACCTCAACACCAGTTACGGTCCAAAGAGCCCCCGCCCATCGTACGTATTTGATCTGAGAAAAGTGTTCGATGGCATATTGATCAGCAACAATACTAATCGAATTACTCGCATTAATATTGTCGTTTAAATTTTCACCGGCGTCTAAATTTCGTGCTTTTCTAGTAATATCTCCATAATATGAAATTTCAGTAACAACATCAACCCAAACGCCAGAAGCTGGTGGAGTTTCTACGGATTCTCCATAGCCAACTGCATCAAAGAATCTTGCCATCTTAACTCCTTCGATCTGTTATGACTCAGAAGAAGACCTTCTAGAAGAACGACCAGTCCCTTCGCCTTCAGGAGGAGGATCCGCAGCGGCAGCATCAGGAAGAGATCCATGGACAGGAGGAACGCTCTGACGAGCATTCGGAGGTTCAGGAACAATGATATGATCTGTGCCATTAGGCGGAGGAACAAAGGTACCTTGTCTAACAACAATTGCCGACTTGAGTTTAACCAAAGCGCCGGAGCAACGAGTTTCAATCAAGTACTTATACTGGTTGTAATCAATGTCAAAATCATCAAACAGATTAACTTGTCCGCCCTTGTCAGAACCAATAACGTAATCGTTCATGTTTACAAGAATTGCCAACGGACTTCCTGCAGATGGATCGAAAATATCAACTGGAATAACCGCAGCCACACGAAGTTCAGATGCAAATTGATCAAGAGAAGTAT